GATATCCGGTGCTGATCTGCGAGGACATGCCGGATGTGGGGGCGAACACCTATCCGATCGCCTTCGGGGATTTCGCCTCGGGCTATACCGTGGCCGAGCGTCCCGACCTGCGCATCCTGCGCGATCCGTTCTCGGCCAAGCCGCATGTGCTGTTCTATGCCTCCAAGCGCGTTGGCGGCGACATCACCGATTTTGCGGCGATCAAGCTTCTGAAAGTGGCCGTCTCGTAACAGGCCGAGCCGATCCCGGTCTGCCGGATGGCGGGCCGGGACAAGGGCGCGTGCCGGACACCGTTCCGTCTAGCTGCTCCCCCATTCCGTCCGAGCGGAGCGGGAGAAGGGCACGCGCCCACCCCAACAATCGCGGCATCGGAGACAAGGATGATGTTGACCGAGGTAACGGCGGTGCCGGGAGCGGCGTTGCCGGTCGAGGCGCTGAAGGGCCATCTGCGGATGGGGTCGGGATTTGCCCTGCCTGCGGGGCAGGAGGATCTGCTGGCAGGCTATCTGCGGGCGGCGATGGCCGCCATCGAGGGCAGGATAGCCAAGGCGCTGATCGAACGGCGGTTCCGCTGGGAGCTGGAGGCCTGGCGCGATCCGGCCGAGGTGGCGCTGCCGCTGGCACCCGTGGGCGGAATCGTCAGTGTGACGTTGGTGGATGCCGCAGATGGTATGGTGGTACTGCCGGGCGCGGCTTGGCGGCTGGTCCGCGACCTGCATCGACCAAGGCTGTCGGGTGCGGCCGGGGCGCTGCCGATGGTGCCGACAGGTGGCAAGGCCGTTGTGGAATTCGATGCCGGTTTCGGCCCGGTCTGGGCGGATGTTCCGGCTGACCTGCAACAGGCGGTGCTGCTGCTGGCCGCAGAATTCTACGAGCATCGCCATGATGACGGAACGTCCGGCGCGGGCCTGCCCTTCGGTGTGGTGACGCTGATCGAACGATGGCGGCAGGTGCGGGTTCTGGGGGGGAGGGGCCGCAGATGAAGGCACCTCATCTCAACCGCGCGCTGGTGCTTGAGGCGGCAACGCGCGTCCCGGACGGGGCGGGCGGGTTCAGCACGGTCTGGGCCGCGCTTGGCACGCTTTGGGCCGAAGTGACGCCTGGATCGGGGCGCGATCCGGCGGGGGAGGAAGTGATCCTGACCTCGGTTCCCTATCGGATCACGGTGCGGGCGGCCCCGGTGGGGGCAAGCCATCGGCCCCTGCCCGAACAACGGTTGCGTGAGGGGGCGCGGCTTTTCGCCATTCTGGCCGTGACCGAACGGGATCCCGACGGACGCTACCTGACCTGTTTCTGCCGGGAGGAGGCCCCGCGATGAGCTATGGCGCAGCGGCGGCCTTGCAGGCCGCAGTCTATCAGCATCTTGCCGGTGCTGCGCCACTGGCGGGCGTAGCAATCTATGATGCCGTGCCGCCCGGCCCGGCGGGAACCTTTGTCCTGATCGGGCCGGAGGAGGCGCGAGACGCATCCGACAAATCGGGGGCGGGGGCCGAGCATCTGCTGTCGGTCAGCGTGATTTCGGATGGTTCCGGCTTTCTGTCGGCCAAGGGAATTGCGGCGGCGATTTCGGATGCCTTGACCGGGGCCAGCCTGGCGCTGGCGCGGGGGCGGTTGGTCAGTCTGATCTTTCAGCGTGCCACGGCCCGGCGGATCGACGAGGGCGAGACACGGCGGATTGACCTGATCTTTCGCGCCCGGATCGAGTTGTAGGGCCTCAAACGGCCAAAAGGAAACCATTCCAAGGAGATGAGCCATGGCAGTTCAGGCCGGCAAGGACTTGCTTCTGAAGATCGACCAGACCGGAGACGGCCAGTTCGAGACCATCGCGGGCCTGCGCGCCACGCGGATCAGCTTCAACGCGGAAACCGTGGATGTGACCAGCCTGGAATCCACCGGCGGCTGGCGTGAGCTGCTGGCGGGGGCGGGGGTTAAATCGGCGTCGATCACCGGGTCTGGCGTGTTCCGGGACGCGGGCACGGACGAGAGGGCGCGACAGATCTTCTTCGACGGCGAGATCCCGGATTTCCAGGTGGTGATCCCCGATTTCGGCACGGTCGAAGGGGCGTTCCAGATCTCGGCGCTGGAATATGCGGGCAGCCACAATGGCGAGGCGACCTATGAGGTGACGCTGGCCTCGGCTGGCGTGCTGACCTTCACGGCGCATTGAGGCCGGGCGTATGGCAAATCCATGGGCCGGAGAGGTGGCGCTGGTCCTGGACGGACAGCGCCATGTGGCGAAGCTGACGCTGGGTGCGCTGGCAGAGCTGGAAGCAGTGCTGGAGACCGGGTCGCTGCTGGATCTGGTGGACCGTTTCGAAGGGGCGCGCTTTTCAAGCCGGGACGTGCTGGCCCTGATCGTGGCGGGCCTGCGCGGCGGCGGCTGGCAGGGCACGGCGGCCGATCTGCTGCGGGTGGAAATTTCAGGCGGCCCGGTGGAGGCGGCGCGGGCGGCGGCCGAGCTTCTTGCGCGTGCCTTCGCGTTGCCGGGCGAAGGATGAGATCCGCAATCGACTGGCGCGGGCTGATGCGGGCGGGGTTGCATCAGCTGGGGCTGGAACCGGCGGTGTTCTGGCAGCTGACGCCGGTGGAACTGCGGATGATGCTGGGGGCGGAGCAGGTGGCTCCGCCCCTGACACGGGCACGGCTGGCCGAACTGGCGGCGGCGTTCCCGGACATCAGGGACAAGGGAAAGAGCGATGGAGAACACCGAGGTCCTGCTGGATCAACTGGCGGCACTTGAAGAACGGTTGGGAGCCACTGCCACCATGGTGGCTGCATTCGATGGAGAAATGGCCCGGATGCGGGAGACGATGGTCTTTACCGGCCGCGAGATGAACACGCTGTCGAATGGGATCGGCGGCGGATTGCGGCGGGCTTTTGACGGGCTGGTCTTCGACGGGATGAAACTGTCGGACGCGCTGAAGGGCGTGGGCAAGGCGATTGCGGATACGGTCTACAACATCGCGATGCGGCCGGTGACGAATGCCATGGGCGGCGCGCTGGCGCAGGGGATCGCGGGCATGATGGGGGCGTTCATGCCTTTTGCCAATGGCGGGGCGTTTGCCCAGGGCCGCGTGATGCCCTTTGCCAGTGGCGGCGTGGTGTCATCGCCGGTGATGTTTCCCATGCGGGGCGGGCGCGGTCTGATGGGCGAGGCGGGACCCGAGGCCATCATGCCGCTGGCGCGTGGTGCCGACGGGCGGCTGGGCGTGCAAGCGGCAGGGGGCGGACGCGCGGTCAACGTGGTGATGAACATCAGCACGCCGGATGTGCAGGGCTTTCAGCGCAGCCAGAGCCAGATCGCGGCACAGGTCAGCCGCGCCCTGGCGCGCGGCCAGCGCAACAGGTGAGGGTGAGGGCAGATGGCATTTCACGAGATCAGGTTTCCGGCGAACGTCAGCTTCGGTTCGGTCGGCGGGCCGCAGCGGCGGACCGAAGTGGTGACGCTGCAGAACGGGCATGAGGAACGCAATACCCCCTGGGCGCATTCCCGCCGCCGCTATGACGCGGGGGTGGGGCTGCGGTCGCTGGAGGACGTGGAGGCCCTGATTGCCTTTTTCGAGGCGCGGCAGGGCATGCTACACGGATTTCGCTGGAAAGATTGGGCGGATTACAAATCCGGCCCGGCTTCGCGTGCGGTGTCGGAACTGGACCAGATCATCGGCACCGGTGACGGCCAGTGCAGGGTGTTCCAGTTGCAGAAGACCTACAGGTCGGGCGAGGAAAGCTATGTCCGGCCCATCGTGAAGCCGGTTCTGGGCACGGTTCTTGTGGCGGTCGCACAGGACCCCAAGGTCGAGGAGCTGGAGTTCACCGTTGATCCGGCAAGCGGGTTGATCGCGTTCGAGACAGCTCCGGCGCTGGGAACGGCGATCAGCGCCGGGTTCGAATTCGATGTGCCGGTACGGTTCGACACCGACCATATCCAGACCTCGGTCGCCTCGTTCCAGGCGGGTGACGTGCCAAGTGTGCCGATCGTGGAGGTGCGCGCATGATCCCGGCCGGATTGCAGGAACATCTGGACAGCGGCAGCACGACTTTGTGCCGGGCCTGGAGGCTGGTGCGGCGTGACGGGGCCGAATTCGGCTTTACCGACCATGACTGCGATTTGCTGTTCGATGGCGTGGTTCACAAGGCCGGGTCGGGATTGTCGGCGCGGGCGTTGCAACACAGCACCGGCCTGTCGGTGGACAATACCGAAGCGGCGGGTGCGCTGACGGATACGGCGATCGGCGAGGCCGATCTGATTGCGGGGCGATGGGATGCGGCCGAGGTCCGAATCTGGTTGGTGAACTGGGCGGATGTGGAGCAGAGGCAGGAGTTGTTTCGCGGATCTCTTGGCGAAGTGACACGGACGGGTAACGAATTCCGGGCGGAGTTGCGCAGCCTTGCCGAAGCGCTGAACCTGCCGGTGGGGCAGGCCTATACGCGCGGGTGTTCGGCCGTGCTGGGAGACGGCCATTGCAGGTTCGATCTGGGCCAGCCCGGTTTTCTGCTCGAGGCGGCGGTCGATGAGGTCGACACCGAGGCCAGATCGCTCCGGTTCTCAGGCATGGGTGGTTTTGAAGACCGGTGGTTCGACTTCGGGCGGATGGACGTGCTGAGCGGCGCTGCGGCAGGGTTGACCGGATTGGTGAAATCAGACCGGATCGACATGCAGGGGCGCCGGGTGGAGCTTTGGCAGGGTCTGCGCGCCACGGTCGTGCCGGGGGACACGGTCCGCATCGCCGCAGGCTGCGACAAGCGGGCCGAGACCTGCCGTCGGAAGTTTGCCAATTTGGTGAACTTTCGCGGGTTTCCCCACATTCCGGGAGAGGATTGGCTGACAGCCTATCCCACCGCATCCGGGCAGAACATGGGAGGCGGGTCCTTGTTCCTGCGCTCTTCATCATGAGGGAGCCGGGTGGCAGAGCCGTTGCCGAGGCGCGGTTGTGGCTGGGCACGCCCTATGTGCATCAGGCCAGCTGCCTTGGTGCCGGAACCGATTGTCTTGGGCTGCTTCGGGGCATCTGGCGGGCGCTTTACGGTGTCGAGCCGGAGGCCGTGCCCGCCTATACGCCGGATTGGGCGGAACCGATGAGGGACGAGGTTCTGCTGAAGGCCGGCAGGCGGCTATTGCTGCCCAAGGCCATGACGGATGAGGCCGTGGGAGATGTGATCCTGTTCCGAATGCGGGAAGGCCGCGTGGCCAAACATCTGGGCCTGCAGTCCGAAACCCGCCCTGAGGCGCGTTTCATTCATGCCTACAGCGGTCAGGGCGTGACTGAAAGCGCGCTGACCGGTCCCTGGCGTCGTCGCATTGCGGCACGTTTTACTTTTCCTGACGGAGCCTTCTGATCATGGCGACACTGCTTCTCTCCGCCGCGGGCGCGGCAATCGGAGCCGGTTTTGGCGGCACCGTTCTGGGCCTGTCGGGCGCTGTGATCGGCCGGGCCATCGGGGCCACGATTGGCCGCAGCATTGACCAGAGAGTGCTTGTCGGCGGGTCCGAAGCGGTCGATGTCGGGCGGATTGACCGGATGCGCTTGACCGGTGCGTCGGAAGGTGCGCCTGTCGGCCAGGTCTGGGGCAGGATGCGGCTGGCCGGACAGGTGATCTGGGCAACCCAGTTCCAGGAGAATGTAAGTCGCCGCGGAGGAGGCAAGGGACCGCCGCAGCCGAAGGTGAACGAATACAGCTATTCAACCAGTCTTGCGATTGCTTTGTGCCAGGGCGAGATCCTCAAACTGGGCCGGATCTGGGCTGACGGCAACGAGATTTCCCCGGATGGGTTGAACCTGCGGATCTATCCGGGAAGCGAAACGCAACTGG